GAATCAGGAACCGTGGCACAGAAGACCTCTACAGGATCGTGCTCAAGATCCCCGATCCGACGCACCACCCACTCGTGAGCCCCACGCACCAGCACAATCTGCCAGAACCCGCAGTTGCCGTATTGCGTTGGCGACCAGTACGGCCCGGAAGATCCCGTCACCGTGTAACCGCCCAGCGCGGCATACCGATGCAACCACTCCACGTCGGACTCACGCACAGTGGACACAATCCTGGCGGGGCCAGCCGTGGCGTCGGTTCCGTCCAGGGATGCCCAGCCAGCGATGAAGTCCCGCACGTACGCGGCGTCAGGGTCGGAGGGCAAAGACTTCAGGTCAACGTTGGACGGATACCAGTTGATCACTGGATCCCCGTTGGCCGACGGCGGATACGTAACCTTCTCGAACCGATCAGCGAACCGCGCCTTCGCGCCACACAGCCGTAACTGGAACCTGCCGCCCTCCTTCGGCTGGCGTGAAGCCCTCGCCCCGTCGGCGTAGAACATCCCGTGGATGAACGCTTCCGAATACTCGTCCGGGGAATCATCAGGAACCGCGCCAGGAATCCGGTCGCCCACCTGCAGATCCTCCGTGGTGACGAACCCGAGATCCTCCCACTGCACGGGGGTCACCAGACCGCCCTTCGGCCCCCGAACCCGCCTCATAGCCCGCCAACGGTGTCCATCAGTTGCCCGATAGGACTTCCTGACGCTGCTGCGCGAAAGATTCCACGGCGCGAGTTCGACCTCGCGCACACGCTGACGACCGAAACTGCGAACAGGAGCCTTTCGCCACTGCTGGCCGTCCCACACCTCAACCTCACGTCCCGCAACCTCAGCCAGTGAAACCAGACCCTCCCCGGTCAGGATCTGTGTGTCACCACTGAAACAGTTGTGCGCCACCGCCAGCCCCGAGG